CTCTTGTCAAATTATTAAAAAACTCTTACCTTTAAGGAAGTGAATATGCGAGCAAGGAATTTATACGGTGTTTCGCCCTTTGATGTAGAGCTTTGTCAAGAGAAGCTTGATATTCAAAGGGAGTATATGCGCTCTTTTTCTTTTGTTAATAGTTTAGGGCAGGTTAGAAATTTGCTTGATATTTCAATGTCAGCAAACTTTAGCCCGAAATATTACGCTGAAGTTTCAAACCGCGTTAATGTGTTTAGCTCATTTGCGATCGATAATTTTTTAGTGCCAGTATTTTTAACCATTACGTTAAATGGCTGTTTTAGGGGTGCTTTAAATGGCGA